GTTTTGATATCGACGGTGTAGGTGTCGAGAAGCTCGCGGTTAATCCGCCGCAGCATGTTGATACCTTTGAGGACGGTATCGCGTTCGGAACTGCTGAGTCGTGCCATAGTAATTCTCCTGTTAGTGGGGTTGAGTATGGCCCCGTGAGCGACATGCCCACGAGGCGTAGTGCGTTTAGGAGATAGTTTCGGTCGGCGTGCCCATAACGGGACCTCCTTGGTTGGGGTTAACGTATGCGACATTAAAAGACTCCCGGCATACGGTCAAGGGGTTTTTGCGCCCGTGGTTTTTATGAAAAAAACGAATGAAGGTAAACGAGGCATCCAACGATAAGGAAAAGCAGGAGCAGGGCTTTTTGGGTGCTCATAGCTCCTCCTTTCCGAGGATTTGGTTGATCCTCATCTCGCAATACCGGATGGCTTTGCGTAGGTCTTCGATTTCTGCCTCTTCTTGAGACAAGCCTTCTTTGGCTTTGTACCCGGCGCGACTGGCGTACTTTATGACGTTCCCGCGCCAGTACTCCATGTCGTTTTTCATGATGAAAGTAATGGGCTCGATAGCCCACCGGGCATAGTGGTCGGGCTTGTTTACTGCGTCGCTCATTAAAGTTCCCAGTCCTCTGTGTAAATTGCGGGCACGTCGGGATCGACTAGCGCAGCGGTATACTCGTGTTCGAAGAACTCGTACGCGTCTGCTGGTTCAGTGCCTTCTTTTATTGACAGCGTGTACCCCAGTTCCACTGGCTCGGTTTTATCGAGAGAGGCGGCATACTGGGCTGCCATGGTCAATAGCGCTTGAATCATCGCCACGCTGGATACGATGTACGCATCCTTCGCATCCATTCCTTGTTCGGAAAGATTACCGGCGTTCATCATGTGAGACGTAGCCAGATTTGTTTCGAGAGACTGAAAGATATTTGAAATTGTTTCTGTGAGGTCGATGGACCCTTTAGGAGGTTCGGGATTCTCCGGTTCGGGAACCCCGCTGTTCGGAAACGGTATTATCTCGGCCATCTGGTTTTCTCTTTCTGTGTCAATCGTCGGCAACCTCTTCTACCCATCCGTCCCTGATGGTCTCTTTGTCCGCCTCCAGTTGCTCGTCGTAAATTTCCTCGTGGAAAGGCTCGTGAACCGCGGGTCGTCCGGGGGTTGCCAGAACCTTTACGGGTTTACCATCGACAATAATGGTTATCGGAATCTTCATCGATCTCCTCCAAGCTTAGAACTTTACTTCCGTACTGCTCTTTCACTTCGTCGGCGTCCTCAAACATGGTCTCGCATATCCGGCTCTGCCCTTCGCCGTCACACTCGGGGCAGATGGCGCTGCTTTCTAGGTCAAGGCGTGGGGTGTAAGAAACCTTTCCCTGACCGTAGCAAGCTTCGCATTCAAGCCGGATATGAAGAACAGGCATCTTAGATGCCTAAGATTGTCTTTAAGAAGCCTTCGATAAAAATCTGAACAATCAAATCTTCCATCTCATTTCTCCTTGTTGGGTTTACCGGGTTCGATGGCCTCGCCTAAGTGGTGAAGCTTCGCAGCCATTCTACTGTGGTCCAGTATTATATTACGCACAGCCACTCGTGGAAGGCCCACGGTGCGCGACCGGCCCTTCTGGGTTAGCTCTGCCAGATCGTGATACTGGTTTTCTGTCGTGTAGAGCTTCATCCTCGAAGGATCCGCTTCCACGCCTTACGTAAGGCCTCTGCCTTGAGGAAAGCATTAGGGCTACCGCTTTGGCCCTCTTCCATGAGCCGCGCGGACTCCATCTTTACGGCGTGAGAGACCCACCGAACGGCTTCGGGCCAGTTCTCAACGGCTTCGGTATCGGGTTTGTCGTTGTATTGCATGTTCGTTCTCCGGTTGATTAATGCAACCCTTATATTATCGCATATAAGGGGTGTCAACAAAAAAAAGAAGGGCCCTGCTACCCAACTAACAGGACCCTTCCCTCAACAACCTTGGAGAACTCTCCGGGGGCTTTGCACAGGCCCGAGGAGAAGCCGAATATGACTGTACCGAGTTATTGTGTCAAGCGGGCGTTAAACCATTCCACTAAAAATTGGCGATTCTTTACACTCTTTACAAAGGAAGGTGTTCTTTTCGAGTACGTGCTCGTTAAGACATTTTAGGCACCTACGGTGCCAGTGCGTACCCGCCTCTAAAAGTTTCTTTTCTTCTTCCAAGAGAGGGCGTTTCGGGCGCTTACGTACCGTTTCACCCTTATACTCTCGATATTTGAGGCCCATGATGGAGTTTCGTGTGACGCCCATAATATCCGCTATTTGTCTTCCCGTCATTCCTTGGTCGAGCATATCAAATACGCGCTGCTTTTTTTCAGGCGTCCAAGCCGTTGTCTTTTTCATTCCCACCTGTAAAAAATGTGGTTGTCTATTTGAACGGTACGTACTTTTGTCTGTGCCCAATCTGGGTTGACATATACCGCGTGGTAAAAGGTAGCGCCCTCTGTCACGTCAAAGATTGTGCCCTGTGCCATCATCAACGCAACATTTACGGACTCCTGCGCGGACTGTAGCCCCATGTTTAGCTCATCGCTTTTACCATCACAATAAAAGCTGAACTGACAACGATGGCGCACGGGTATTTCCGGTCGAGACTTGTAGGTCGGTCCCTGCTTGACCACGTCACAGATTTCGTCCGGGAAACGTGGATCTAGGACGCGGTTCATTACGACCGAAGCGACCGCTACCTTACCAATAAACGGCTCTCCTCTTGCCTCGAAGAAAACGGCTTGCGCCAGACACAGAAGTGCCGCGGGGAGGTTCACTTTCCTTGGCCCCGGTAGCGCTTGAAGCTGCGTCGTTTATGCTTATTCGTGGGCCGAGAATGAACGCTCTGGCCTATAGACGTTTTCTTTGGGGTCCTTACGGCCTTGAACCCGTCTGATCCGATAGCGGATTTTGATGCTTTAGCCATCGGACGTAGGCAGGTCTACGGAAGCGGCATCGCTCGGGTAAGCCTGTCGAAAGGTTTCGGACTCTGCGTGTATCAGGCGAAGCTGACCACTTAGAGTGCGGCCCTCTTTCTGGGCTCGGACCTTGATTTCCTTATATGTTTCAATCGGAACAAGGATGCTTTTCCACTTACTGGTGTCCATCGTAAACTCCTCTGTATGACTATAAGCGAACATATAGGATGTTATCGACAAAGGCAACAAGAAAGCGGAGGTTTATCCCCCCACTGGTTCCTCCGTTAGTCTTTTGCGCCCGATTGACTAACGAAGCTCTCAAGCTTCGGAAGGTATTCCGGCTCCGGTTTCAATGCCAATGGGCTGAACTGCAAGCGTTCGGGTGGCGGTGCCAAAAGACCTCTTGGCCCAAGTTCCTCCGCGCCATATCCGGTATTCTGGAAAAGGTCGGCACAGTTTTCGGCGTCCTCGCGGGTCAGGCAGGGGCCAGCGTAGATCAGGTCGTCGAACCATGACTCACGGGATGGGTCGAACCATGACTTCCGGTCTGAAGCTTCGTCCCCCTCTTCGGCGACGGCAAACCACCAGTCGTCGTTTGAATCTTGGTATATGAAAGAAATTCTGTAGTCGCTCATTTCTATCTCCGTGGTTAGTGATGAAGATATGGTATGGGAGGCTATGGGACTATGTCAAGGGTTATTGTACAGAATAAAAAACCCCGCCTAAACGGAACAAACCACTTAGGCGGGGAGTTTAACGGTCCTAGCGTAGCAAGGGAGGAACTACGCTGCCGTACCCCAGCTTGCGCCGATCTCTACGTCGCAGACGCTGGGAACTTCCAGAGGCACCGCGGCCTCCATAATCTTTGCGATGCCCTCGGCCTCTGTCTTGTCTTTCACCGACACGGCCAGTTCATCGTGGATCTGTATGAGAGGTATTTTACCAGTTTCATAGACATTTACCATCGCTTGTTTGGTCATGTCCGCAGCCGACGCCTGAATGAGTCGGTTCAAAGCTTTGTAGGTATACGCCCTCTTCAGCCGCGCTGTCGGCCCGTACTCAAGTACGGCTTCCTGATAAGGCATCGCCTTGTTCATCGAGAATGTGTCGGGCTCCCAAAGGTCGAAGCGACACTTTCGCCCCCGAAGCGAGCGGATAGCTCCGCCGCTAGCTTTGTCATTCAGGCGGTCCGTGACGCCACGCATCAGCATTTTCACGAACGGGACGCGCTCGTGGTACTGATTGATGAGCACCTTTGCGTCGTCCACCGGGATGTCCAACTGCTCGGAGAGCTTGTTGACGCCCATTCCGTACATCATGCCAAGATTAATCGTCTTGGCTTGCTTACGGTTGATCTGAGCCATCTCCGCGACCATGGTATGGAAATCCATGTCGGGATTGTTGCAATACCCCTCAACAAACTCGTCCACTCCCCGCAATGGAAGGTTACGTGCCTTGCCAAAGACAGACGCGTAGTGAACCAAGATCCGCGGTTCCTGCTGCGAGAAGTCAATCGACGCCCACTGCTCATCTTCTTCTGGTAAGAATAGCGAGCGGATCATCGGCCCAAGCTCAGGGTCGCGGGCCGGGATTTGCTGTAGGTTGGGGTTGTTCATTGATATCCGCCCCGACACGGTTCCCCCGTCATCTGAGCGAATCTGGTTAATGTGCCCGTGAATACGCCCGTCTTCCCCGACATGCTTTAGGATAGTCGCTACGAAAGTGCCTTGGATTTTGTTCAAGGCTCGCGCTTCCGTGACAAGCTTAGCAAGCTCGTGGTCGTGGTCGGAAAGAAAGTTCTTCGTAAACGACGGTGCGCCTTTTTCCGTTTTAGGGTAAGCGATAGACAGCTTATCGAACGCGTCCGCTAAACTACGCGCCGCCCATATCTCGACGTTGTTTCCAACGAGAGCTTTAATGCGCTTGTGCGTTTCGGCTTCTCGCCGAATCAGGGCTTCTTTAGTCTTTTCCGCCGCGTCCAGATCGACCCGAACGCCTCGCCATGTCATCTCTATGAGGCACGGGAGAAGCTTCAGTTCGAGGTTAACGATATCCTCAAGACCTTCTTCCCCAATCTTCTGCCTGAAGAAGTTCCAAAG